TACGAGTTCCGCCGTGAAACCGGCTACCAGCATTTGGGCGACAACAGGGATAAGACTCTCCGGATCAGGAATAGCAACCGCCCCATTCTCAATCCTGAAGCTACTTCAGGCGTTAAAGTGATACCGCTAAGCCGTTGCCGCAGTCGCACCCAATCAAATCGCGACTTGGATCACTGCGTCCAGACTGTCCTTGGCAGATACACCAAGCCCAAGCCTAAATTGACCCCAGAGCAGTTCCAGCAGGAATCTGACAGGCTTTACAATGGTTTCATGAAGTTCATCGACAAAAAGAAGATCCAGCGCATTACTTCTGAGGATTTGCTCCTAGCCGAGGCCGAAATGGCCGCTAACATCGTCAAGAAGAAGAATCCTAAACGCCAGGAAGAGGGACTCTATGGCGAGACCAAGTTCTCTACATCCAACATCAGTTGCTTTAACAAGAGCCAGGAGAAGGCCGGTCTTAAGGAAGACTTCTGGATGCAGGGCACTCTCAGTCACAAGGGCTTCGATCCCAAGGCCGGCCAAGGTATCTCAGCCCAACCTAAGACGCTCAATCACATCTTTGCTGCTTGGAACCGCGCTGTCGAGCAGAAGCTCATTAGTGCGCTTAAACGTGGCGTTATTCTTCCCAATGGCATGTCGCCCGACCGCTTCAAGCGCAATTTTGATCGCATGATGCGCGCTATGCCTAAGAACTGCGAGATAATGTGCGTTGACATCAGCGAGCAGGACACTACCAAGACCGACGCCACACATGATTACATCAGGCGAGTCTACGAACTCTTCGGCGTCCCGGAGAGCGTCTACAAGCCCATCTTCGCAGCTCTCAAGAACTGGCAAGCCCGCGGTTACGATTACCGCCTCGACAATCTGACTGCGTTCCAGAGCGGCGTCTGCATCACATACTTCCACAACACCCTCGATGCCATGGCTCGCGTGGGCTCCAGTTACGACTTTTCGGGCCCTTTTGTCTTCGCCGCCAAAGGCGACGATGGCCTCCTAGTAGCGCTCAATATACGAGAGATCAGGAAGCTTCCTGAACTCAAGATCGAGCGCGGCATCTCCGGGACATTCGTTGGTTTCCTCGTTGGTGACACCGTCACTCTGGACCTTCCTCGTCTCTGCAACAAGGTGGCTAACCGCATTTATGCCACGCAGAAGGACATCGATGAGTACAGGCTGGCTGTCACCGACTGGCTCAGCATGATCACCACTACAGAGGAGGCCACCTCGATGTGCCAGTGGAACGCGCACCACTACGGCTTGTCAGTTGGCGAGGCAGAGCACCTATGGGGCTACCTCGTCAGGTACGCGACCGGCAAGACAATGTCCAGTCTGCGCGCTCGCAACCCCAACTTCGTTATGGGCGAGCTCAGAAAGAAGCTCATCCCAGCGCGCCAGCGCTAAATCCCTGACGGATATAGCGGCCATCCGCACGTCAGTTCTTTTTCCCTTATTCATTCATTCATTAATTGTCTGTTTAAACATATTTATTCATTTAATCTTACTAGTCTAGTTGCACACATTAAATAGTTGATCCGTTTACCTCAATATACAGTTTTCGTAATTCTGATTGTCCATATCTTAACACACAATCAGATACAATGCCTGGCCAAGGAATATACGTTGTCCAATCCCAAACTTTCTATTCTTCGCTGACAAGGATCGAGAACGCTCAGCAGTTTGCCACTCTCATCCTTGCTATAACCATATCATCCACCGTTCTGCTATCCACTGCCGTTCTTGTCCGAGAAATCAGAGCTCTCACTGATGTGCTCACCTCCTTCAAAGACGCAACGGATGTTGAGAACATCCAGCTCAACCTCATGTTAGATAAACTCCTTAATTCCACTGATGAAATAGAGATTGTCTTAAACGCTGATGATTTGAACATAACTTTTGATTTAGGTAACGTCGAAGAAAAGCTTGATACTCTTATCACCCAAGGGGTGGATCTTGCCGCTCAAAATGATGAAATATTCAATTCGGAGGAGGGTTGGGGGTCTTCGATCAAAGATAAATTGGAAGAAGCTGATACCATTTTAAATACAGTAGCAGATACTATAGAAATTATCCAAGGCATCATAGAAGCCGTTAGCACCATAATCCAAGGCGTTCAACAAGCC